CTCCCACGTCTGTCCTCCGACTACTTCGCTGGCAGGAATGACGAAGTAATTCGTTACGTTTCCGATTCCCGGAAGTGTGAGCACTGTCAGCTGCTTGTCTGTTACCTCTGTGATGATCCCGTTCTTTGGTTCGGTCCATCCAGCACGCTTGGCGTTGATGAGGTTGCCCTTCTGCACGTATTCCGGGTCGAATACCTTCGTTGTGCTGTCCTTGATTATCGGCATGGCGTGCCTCCTCCTTTCCTGCTATTTGTTCAGGTATGGCTCGTTGAATATCGCCATCACCTTGTCTTTTGCACCGTCAATGATGGGCTGTTCGAACGGACGGGGCTTTATCCTTCCGTCGTCGGTCCCTTCTTGCAGTATCGGTGCATATTTTACGTCAGTGTAGATGCTGGCTATGACTTCACTGTCCGATTTTCCTATCGCTCTGGCCGCCCAGCTTATACGTAGTCTGCCGCTGCGCACTGCCGGTGGTTCTCCGGGTGCTGATGCTCTGTACGTCTTCTTGCTGAACGGCAGCTTGTAAACTCTACCGCTACGCTGGCCGCGCAGGACTCTTAATGCTGAATTCCTCAGCTCGTTCGATGCTCTGATCGCTCTTGATTGTGCCTGCGTCTTGGCCGACTTCACGGCATCGTTTACCGCTTTCGCGAATTTCTCATTAGTTCCGTTGACGTCAATTTTCATGAGTGTAGCTCCTCTCCTCGGCATAGTAAATCGTCCATATGCCAAGGCTGCCGGGTTCGTTTACTCCTTGGATGTAAAAGTACCGGTCGCCGAGCACCAGACGGTCGCCTTCTCCTGCGAGGGGAGTTCCTCTCTGCGTGATCGTGTGGGTGATGGGGTGTTGCTGCTGTTGCCATCGTTCTCTCTCGTCCGGGTCCGCGTCAGCAAGAACCGCACGCAGGATGGTGTCCGGCACCGGTTTATATCCTGCCGATACCCGCCCGCGTGCGGTAGTATCTTCGTTTCTTTTCTCGATGGTAAAGTCTTTGAAAAGGTTCCCGGGTCGGAGGTACATTGGGCTGCCTGTTCTAATCATGCCGTTTCCTGCCTCCCTCCGTTCCGCCTGCTGCATGGTTGTTATGCATTCCCTCGTAGAAATAAGGCGGTTTCTCGGTTATGCTCCGGTTCAGGCTTGGTGCGGCCATCTTGCTGACCTCTTTCGAGAGCTCATCATGTAGTGCCTTCCAAGCGTCAAACCGCCCGCGCAGCTCCAGCGAAAGGGGGCCGACCTTTGTGTTGACCTCGTATGCGAAGCGATGAAGGATGCTGCCGAGCAGCTCCAGCTTCGCTTTTTTCCATTTGCCCGGATACCTGCCGATGATGGCGTTGTATTCCTCGTCCGTCAGGGCGCAGGTTTCGGCGCCGCCTTCGACCATGGTGTCTCCAAGCTCAAAGCGCATACGGTCCTTGCCGTTCTCGTTGATTTTGGCCGGGTCATACGTGTATGTCTTCGCCATTACGCATCACCTTGGCCTTCATCCTCCTCTGTGCCGCCTTCCACTTCGGATTGTATTTCCTTGATCCGTTCTGCGATCGCTGTCTTGACCGTTTTTCTCTGGTCCAGCGCGTCAATCAAAATCAGGGCTTCCTCCGTTTCAATTTCGCCTACGGCCTTGGCCGCTTCCTCCGCGTTGAGCTGCATGGTCGCTACCGCCTTTACGATGTCGTCAGGCGTCGCTACGAGCTCGAGAACGCCTCCTTTTGCGGTAATGGGTATAACGATACCCTCCGGCTCATTCTCGCGAATTTGGGGCGGTTCTGTGGCTCTGGCGGCGGTTTCTTTGAGTGCCTCTACCTGCGCTTTCAAGGATTTGTTTTGTTCCAGCAGCGACTCTGTGTCTGCTGCCAGTGCGATGAAACCCTGTTTTATTAAGGCTCTTTCACGGCTTGGAAGAACGGCAGCGGAGGGGATAGCGTCGCCTACCGAGTAAGCGACGCCTCCAAATGTGCACGCCTTGGTGCAAATATAACCGTTCATCTGTGCTCCTCCTTTTCTTATACGCACTGGTCGAAGTAAATTGCTAAATCATCGGAGGTCTTCTTCATGTCTGTGCTCATGAGTCCTTCGATGAATTCGCTGTGCGTACCTTTCTCGCCTTCGAATTGGTCGAGGGCTACGTGCTGTCCGTTGCCGAGCATATCCCATGTGAAAATGTAGCCTGCGCTCGGTTCGTCGATTGCGGGGTTGTCGGTTGCGTAGCAGAGCAGCGCTCCGTCGGTTGCGCATACAAACTGCATGTCTTCCACGCCTATGGCGCCTGCGTTGTAGGTGCTTTCAAGCACTTTTACCTGCTCGATTTGCAGGATGGCTGCGAGGGCTGCCGTGGTTACGATAGCAGGGTTCGCTGTGCTGCCAGTGTATTTGACTCTCTCGACGATGTCAGGGTGGTTCTTCAAAGCGTTATAAGCGTCCACGCCCAGCGCCAGTCTGTTTGGCGTTCTGCGTCCGCTCTGCTTGATGTCCTTCATCCTTGCATCGAAGAAGTTCACGGGGTCGAAGTTGGCGTCGTTAAATCTCAGGAATTGGTTCAGCTGAGGATTCGGGTTCGCTGGTACTCCGGTCCATACGTTGTTCCACGCGGCTGGGGTGAAGAAGTTCTGCGCGAAGATTAAATCTAAGTGCAGCTTCAATTGCTCGGTGGCAAATCTTACTTTTGCCCTTCTGGGGTCTGCTACTCCGGGAGCTCTGCTCCTCTGGTAGTTCAATGCGTCGATTTGGTCGACGCCTACGATGACCTGATCCACTTCGCACTTGTAGGTGCTGTCTGTCTGTCCCATCAGCGCGGGCTGAACCTTACCGAAAGCGGGCTTGCGCGCTACGTTGTCTCTGGCGAGGTCGGCTTTGCTGAAGGTGTAGTAATAGCTGGAGCTCAGTCCTACCGGGCAAATGGGGAATATGGAGGGTGCTACAAAGTCGCCCTCCTCCTGAAAGTAGGCCATGCTCATGTTTGTTAGGTAGTTATTTGGTTTCCAGCCCTTCGCGATTCTTGACTGGAGACCGGCTGTGTTTACGTTACCTTTCATTGTCTTCTATCTCCTCTCTCTTATAGGTTTTTCCACTTGGTGTCAGCGAGTACGTATGTCAGCGTTTCAGCGTCTGCCGGGTTCGCTATATCTACGTCTGCCAGATCATCAAGCGAAAGCGCTTTGTTGATGTAGCTTGTCGTTGCGAGGTCATAGACGATCGCGTCTCCGTCCGCAATGTTAGCTAATGATACGTCTGCAAGGTCGGCCAGTCCGAGTGCCTTGTTGATGTACTTCTGGGTCGCGAGGTCGTAAGCGATTACGTCTCCGTCTGCGACGTTGGCAATCGCCACGTCTGTAAGTCCTGCAAGTGTGAGCGGTGCTACGGCTCCGCCGTTCTTGTAGCCGGCTTTGACGATCTGCACCTTGATTACTTGCCCGGCTGCTGTTGCTGTTTCGAGGGCAATGCCGACGATGAAAGCGTTAGCTGTTGCTGTGATGGCCTGGCCTGCAGCGTTGACCGCTACCTCCGCTCCGGCCAGGACTGCGGCTCCTGTTACCCAGAGTCCGACGTCCTTAATCTGGATTGTTACATCCTCTCCGGCTGCCACGTTGTCAGGTGTGGAAGCGATAAATAAGCCGACTGCGTTGTCTCCGGCTGCTGCTGGGACGATCTCGCCCTGTGCGTTAAACTTCGCAGCGTGTAGGGCTGCGTTTACCAAGGGGATACCAGCCTTCCCGACAATGGTCGGGGTGTCATTGATTCCTGTGCTAATAAACATTGACTTTTCCTCCTTATCTCTGTTTCTCGTATTCAGCTACGAGTTCAGGGTGCTGTTCGCATGCCTTGTCGATTGCTTGGGTGCGGGTGAGGTTCGGCATGGACTTCTGGATTTCATCGGCATGCTTTTCGATGGCTGTCCATGCGTCGGTTGTGCCGGAGCCCTTCTTGCCGACTTCGCTGAAGATGCCGCTCTTTTCGAACGCCTCCACGCTGGCGTCAAGTACAGCGATCATCTGGTCGTAGGCATTGCCTCCGGCAGCCTTCAGGCTCTTGAAGAGGGGCACCAGATCCTCGGGCTTCTTGCCGATGATCTCATACTTCTTCGCGATCTCTGTCAGCTCGCGGTCTTCCAGCTTCTCAGCGGTTTTACGCAGGCTCTCCAGCTCCGCTTTGATTGCGGGGTGAAGTCCTTTGTAGATGTCCTCCGGCTCGTTGTTATTGGCCGCAGGTTCTGTGGCTGCTCCTTTTGCGACGGGGTCGGTTCCGGTAGCAGCGGGTGGGGTAGTGTCTTCCTGAATTCCGGCCTTCTTCTCGATTGCTTCGAGTGCGGCCAGTTCTTCAGGTGTGAGTTTGGATTTGTCAATTTTCATGTCCTGTGGTTCTCCTTTCGATTTTTTGGTTTTTGGGTCCTTGCATCCGTCTTGAACGGACGTGTCCTCCGGATCGGTTTCCGGGGTCTTTTCCGCCTTGGCGATGATAGCCTCCAGCTTTTCCTTGGCTGCCTTGGCTACCTCAAGCCTTGCGGTGGTGATGGGCTGCTCGTTCTTGACGATCTTGTTTGCGGTTTTTCCTGACGACCACGCCGGGATCATGTCGGCCATTGCGGTGTCGAATTGCGTTAGGCTTTCCTTCATCGCGTCGGCCTTGGACTCCCACGGCAGTTCGTCGTCCATAATAACGGAGCAGAGGCTTTCTTCTAAGGCGTAGCAAATGTCCCAGATTTCGCTGGTTATTCTGCGCCGTGCCGCTTCCTGCATCTTCTCGTTGAAGGATTCGGCTTCTCTGCCTTTCGCCAATATTCCCAGCGTTTCGTCGATGTCGCTGTCGTCATCGATTCCCAGGGCTTTGGCTACCGCCGTCAGAACACGCTTGAAGGCGTTCTCCGGTTTGGCTCCCGGCGTGTCGGGAGCTTTACCGGCGCCTTCTGCTGCAGGAGCTCCTTCCTTGTTCTTGTAGATCAGGATGTTTGCTCCCGGGTTGGCTCCGGCGTCTACAAAGTCCACCTTCGTGACCTTCAGGTCTTTCAATTTTGCTGGCATTTCGTGCGTTTCCTCCTTTCCGCGTTATTAATAAAACAAGCGACGCCCTGTGAGCGCCGCCTGCATTATCCTGAATATTGAGTTGTGTCTCATGCCGGGACCTCCTCTCGGATGGCCTCGCCTTCGATGGAAAACATCGAATAGGTCCCGTCCTTGACCTTCTCCCAGACGTCCGGGTCGGTCACCTTGAAGCCGATCCACCATCCCTCCGGGAGTGTTCCTTCGGCAATGCCGAGGGCCTTCTGTTTCTCCTTGGAAAAGAACATGCTTTCCACAAGGACCGCGCAGCCTCCGCGCTCGTGCATCTCGCCGCCTTCGCGGTAGAGCTCTACGAATTTGTAGGCTGCCTGTTCCAGCTCCTCTGGGTCTATCAGGTCTTCGTGATAGTCCTCGATTTGCTCGCCTCCTGCGGTTACGGCGACGTTCGCCCATCCGAAGGCCAGCATTTTGTCGTCTTCGGACTTCTGTATCTTAAATCTGCCTTTGATGATGTCGCTCTTGGTGCTTGGCGTTTTCACCAGCGGCTGGATGATGTCATTGAATTTGATCATCTCTGTGCCTCCTCTCTAAA